AATAGGTGCATCTGAAATGTCCTTCCCTCGTGACTACTCTTTAGGTGCGAGTGCGGAAGAAATTGTAAATTGCAGATGTAGTCTTAAATACACGAAAACTTAAACAGTCCTTAGGGGCTGTTTTTTGTTTGTAAAAAATTAAGCAGCTATGCGGTAAATAGCAAAACTCAGCAGGTGCGACCTGCGGTAACAAAAGCGTGAGTAAAAGAACAGGAGGTAATAACCATGAAACGAGAAGATGTGCTGAAACTTTTCCCAGAGGCAACTGATGAGCAGATTACCAATTTGCTGAATCAAAGTAACAAGGAAGTGTTGAACGAAAAAAACAAAATCGCACAGTACAAAGAAAAAGCCGATAAGGCAGACGAATTACAGGCAAAGATTGACGAATTGGAATCAAACGGTTTGTCTGAAACTGAAAAAGCCAATAAAGCGTTGGAAACAGCAAATGCAAGAATCGCAGAACTTGAGAAGGCACAGACATTGGCTACGCAGAGAAGCACTGCGGCTGCGAAATTCAAAGTAACTGCTGAACAGGCGGCGCAGATTGTAAAAGATGACGGCTCTTTCGATTATGACGTTCTCGGACAGATTATCTCTGATAAAGAAACGGCTGCTGCCAAAGCGAAAGAGAATGAGATTGCAAACAATTCCCCTAACCCTAACGGAAGTAATGGTGGCGGCGAAACGCAGACGGAGGCTGAAAAAATTGCAAAAGACATCGGCAGTAAATGGTCTGATGCAAATAAAACGGCAGAATCTGTTTTAAAAGACTATATGTAAGGAGGCTGAATAAACTATGAAATTCAATAAAAAAAGCGTGGTTATGCAAAAGGAAATTCTGAAAAGAAGGCTTGGTGGAGAATTGTTCGTTCCTATAAAACTGGATGCATCGGCTTTTACAGAAGGCGTTTGTAAGGCTGGGAATCCTATTTCCGCAGAGGGGAAAAAGGTAAATGGTGGAAGCGGTGATTCGGCGGCAGTCGGTATTCTGCTTTATGACGTGTATGATTCTAACACTAACGGAACTATCATCAAGGCATTTGCTTGTGTAAACGAAGCAAATGCGAATGCGAACGCAGGAATTACGATTGCGGAGGCGGTAAAGACGGCACTGCCACTGATTGTATTTGAATAAGGAGGTGTAAAGTAATGAACATTAGAGATGTATACAACGCAAAGGCGATTGCCCTTGTGCAGACAGAAGTAGCAAGCAATAGAATCTCTTATCTGGGCGAAGGTTTGTTTCCTGCGAAAAAGAAAATGGGCCTTGACCTGAAATGGATTAAAACATCTAAAGGACTGCCTGTTTCCTTGGCTCCTTCCAATTTTGATGCAAACTCTACAATCAGAAGTAGAGAAGGCTTCATTGTTAAAGAAACTGAAATGCCGTTTTTCCGTGAATCTATGCTTATAAAGGAATCAGACGAGCAGGAAATCATGCGTGTGCAGGATTCTTCCGACCCTTACGCAGCGGATGTTTTGAGCAAAATCTTTGACGATGCAAACACTCTGATTGAAGGTGCGAGGGTTGTGCCCGAGAGAATGATTATGCAGTTGCTCTCCCCTGCTGATGGGTCTCCTAAGATTTCTATTGAGGCAAACGGCGTTGCGCATGCATTCAATTATGACCAAGACGGAGAGTACAAGAAAACAAACTTTGCGGAGCTGACTGAAACAACTGACAAGTGGTCTGATACAGAAAACTCTGACCCCCTCGACGATGTTTCCGTGGGAATGGATTCTGTTGAAGCAAAAACAGGCGAAAGACCTTCTATCTTGATTGTTTCCAGAAAGACCATGGACTATCTGAAACAGAACAAGAAAATCAAATCCGCAATTTTGGCACAGAATGTAACGGCAAATATCTTTATGAACGATAACAGAGTGAAGGAAATTTTCTCTGCTGAACTGGGCGTAAATATTATCGTTTACTCCAAACAGTACAAAAACGAAGCCGGCACCGCTGCTAAATTCTATCCGGATGGTTTTGCAACATTGATTCCTAACGGCGCACTGGGTAACACATGGTACGGAACAACACCAGAAGAACGTACACTGATGGGAGGTAAGGAAGCGGATGTATCCATTGTAAATACAGGCGTTGCGGTTTCTGTTATAGTGACAAGCGACCCTGTTCATACAAAGACAACTGCATCCGAAATTGTACTGCCCTCTTATGAGAGAATGGATAGCGTTTTCGTTATCAAGTGCTATTGATAAGGAGGAGAACGCCATGAAGTACGGACACATAGTAAAACACAAGGGTGTATGGTATGCCGCAGGAGAAGAAGTGCCTGATACTAACGAGAAAGCGGAAGGAAAGAAATATTCCAAAAGCGAAATCGCACGTATGCCCGTTGACGAACTGCGGCAGTTGGCGTTGAGCACAGGTGTTAATGGAGCAGAAGAAATGAACGGCACAGAACTGAAACATTATCTCTTGTCCGTATTCGGACTGTAAAGGAGTGATTACTTATGGCTGATTACAGCATTTTAGAGCAAGTAAAAATCAGACTGCGGCAGTTTCACGTTGACGAGGACGATACTGTGGTATTCGACCGAAAGGAAGAAAACCCACTCTTAAATCAACTGATAGAGCAGGCAAAAAAAGAGATTGCCATAAAGCGTATGTATCCAGATACATACTCGGAGGATGATATTGCGGAGGATTTGAAAAGGTTTGAGAACAATATCGTTGACTTGGCAGTATATGACCGCTCACAGGCAGGAGAAGCCTACATGGCAAGCTATTCTGAAAACGGAGTGAGCCGTTCTTGGAAGAATAGAGAGGATTTGTTCTTTGGCGTATACCCGTTTGTAAAGGTTCTTTAAAGGGGT